CAGAGAAAAGACTTCTCATTGGCAACTCTGCCAACACCTCTTTGAATGCCTTTTGCTGTCCTTCGGTCAAGGAAAGTAAGAAACTTACCACCTTATTCCGAGACTTAGGCAAAAGGATTGCGGTCTGATTTGTTTCGCTGAATGTCATCCCTTCTACATAACTCTCAGCATCTTTCCTTCTCAATTCAGCGAATGCTTTTACGCCTTGCTTAGCGTTCCTCTCTAAAACCTTCAAGGATTTTTCAGACATCTGAATCATTTTCTCTTTACCTTCAACTTTTTCTTCGTCCTCATCCTCATCTTCTTCATCTTCATCTTTTTCGTCCTCTTTTTCTTCATCCTCTTTTTCTTCTGCTTCCTCCTCTTCTTCTTCTATTTCTAAAAGCTCCTTGTAGCTTTCTTTTTGTTCATCGGTCAATTCTTCAGCGTGATCCTTGATAAAAGTCTTTTCCTCATCAGTCAGTTCGGAAATCTCTTTTTCTAATAATTCTTTTAATTCCATCTTATTCTCATCAAATGCAAATTCGGAGAGCATAACCGCCTGAAGCCCTTTAAAATAGGGTCTATTGGTTAAAGCTCCACCTACTAATACATTGTGATAAACATTATGCGTCTCTGGGTCTTCGTAAACTGAATAGAACTCAGGACTAAAATACTTGTATGCCTTCTCTTTAATAAGGGCAATACCTTCTTTAGTCCATTCTATCACAGCCCAAAGACCCTTGCGACCTTTGTTTTCCAACTGTTTAAACCAACCGATGGCAGGCTTTTCCTCCTCGCCAACGGAATGACCTTCAGTTATTGGTAATTCCTTCCTGACCTGACCTTCAAAATTAGTAATAAACTCTTTCAAATCTTTCTCATTNATCCTAATNCCTCCATAAACAGGATGCTTCCACTTCCCGAATGGCAATACCTGTATCTCACTTGTAGTTTGTCCTTCTTTAAACTCAAGTTTAATCTCGCTTAGATTTCTAAGTAAAGTATTTTTAATCATCTCACTCGCCTTCTTAACCCATTTATCTCCAGCTTTCTCATACTTAACCTTAACCGCAGCCCAAGCAACCTTGTTAGCCCTTTCTTCATTTTTGTATTGTTCTAAAGCCGAATTGAAAGCACTAATCCAAATACTCTGGGCGTGTCCTGGTAATTTTTTAATTCTGTCTGGCGGATTTTCTTTTGTATATGGCATTATGTTCCCTTCCTCCTAACTCTTTTTTATAATGGGATTTCTTGGCGGTTTAAAGACATTGATTGTCTCAAATGCCTCCCTTAATGTTTTTGGTATCCCAGACCTTTCAGGTTTTTCAGCCTCATCTTTTAAAATTTCAATCCAAATGCCTCTGCAGTTTGAATGAATCTGATCATTGTTTGTAAATGAATCACTCTGCTCAAATACTCGCCTATCAATAGAAATACAATAACTACAAGTCACAGCATCTAAAATCTCACTTCTTTGCAGTGCATAAATGTCATCCCGATAAGTATCAAATGTTGCTCTCCTCCCTTGATTAATCGCACCGCTCACAGCAATCGTAGGCACATTGTTTAAAATATCAGCCGAAGCCCGTCCTATTGCCTTCTTGACATTTCTAATAGTTTCTGATGTAGTTTTCTTTTGCTGAAACGCCAGCAATAAAGCAAGCTTCCCTGCTTTCATTAAATCATTCTCCATTGTGCTTGTCAATGCTTCAGCGTTCTTTGACATTCCTTCTAAAGAAGTAGCAGGCGTAGGCGGTGGAGTTTTTTTCATTTCGTGGGCAGCCATCATCTTCCCATACTGAAACATTTCATTAGTTGCACTTGATATTTCCTTCCTATATTCGCCTTTATATTTCACCGCCATCTCCTTTAATCTCTTAGCCCTTTCGGCACTTTTAGGAGATTCCATTACCATCTGGATTTGCCTCAATAAATCATCATCAGTCTTTTTGAGAATCTCTGCTAAAACTATTTTCAGCTTCCTTTCGGCAGAATCCATCTTCGCTTGAATGTCAGCAAAATTGACTTTCCTCTCTGCAAAAGTTAAAGCTCTCCAACTAACAAACTCACTCGCCTTTTTCTTCTCTGGTTTCAATTCATCTTCCTTCGGCTTATCCTTAGGCTTTGTTTCCTCTACCTCCTCTTCTGGCTTTTCAGGTAAGTCCATTAATTGCCTCATAGCGTCCTCTAAAGGAGCATCCGTGCTAATAACACCCTGTTGAACCAAGCTTGATAAAGCCTTTGCTATCCTCTCAAATCGGACAACGCCAATCTTAGAAAACTTCAATTTTGGGTATTCCCTAACTGTATAATTTAAATCTATTAATTGCTTAATAGCGTATTTATTTAAAACGTCCGCTACCTGCCTTGCAATAGCCGACAGGTTATTATGAAAAATAGTTGACTGATCTTCGCTTAAAGCGAAAGAGCCAGTCCTCCCAGAACCCAGATCTAAGAATTGAGCCAAGACGCTTGTCAATATCTCCCTGTTATATCTTGCAATCGTCTGGGTAGGATCTTTCACCCCTTTTGCCATCATATCTTTAAACCCTATCTCCCACCCCTCTGATTCAATAATAAAAGCCTCCTCGTTAGCCCTGATATTCTTTAAAAGATTTTCCAATTCAGTCCTTTGGTCAGGACTAGATCCCTTCGGCAACTTCCCAAAAGGAATACCACAACCCTGCCTTTCAAAAGCGATTGCATTAATCTTCTCAATCACATTCTTCATAAACCAAGCCCTATAAGCATTCCTGAGAATTGAAATCCCAACCCAATTATCACCCTCTTTGTTGTTGACAAAAATAATTAGCTTCTCAATAGGGATAGAAACTTGCCCTCCCTGTGGAAGCATCTGAGTAATACCATCTTTACTGTCCTCTGTCTCCCATTTTAAAATTGTAGACTGCAAACGGGGAGCAAACTTTCTCCAACCGATCATTTGTTTTCCTTCAAAATCTACTACCCCAAACACCTTTTCAAATACTGAAAAACCAAAAGGAAGCATTAATAATGCTTGCCTTAAAAAATCGTCCCAAGTAATCGTCATATTGTCAAATAGACATTGGGACACAAACTCCGCTACCTCTACATCTTGCTTGTCTTCGGAAACTGGCTCAACATACCAGTTCGCAGCCCTGATAGGCAACTCACAAGCCAACAGAGCAGCTTTCACTACTCCGTCAGACCTCCTCATTTTGTTGTAAGTATCAAGAGCAACCGAACCTGTTAGTTCCGTAACATAATCCTCATCAGTAATATAACCGCCAAACAAAGGCGTTCCTGATCTTCCAATCTCAGTTCTAGCAACTCTCTTAGTTGGAGCTTTAAAGATATTTAATTTTAGACTAAACTCACGTCCTAGTATTCTCATTAATCGCTGACCTTATTTAATAATAATTATTTGAAAACATTTGTCAAGCCCTACCCTAAAACTCTCTATCCATCAACCCTCTTGTGATAGGTCTTCCTTTTGTGTCTTCATCGTGTTCTCGTTGCTTTGGTAAATGCTCTACTTTAACACCGCTTAGCGTAAGCATCAGTGCGTCTGCAACATCAGGAGATTGAAGTCCCCTCTTACTCATCTCCTCTTTTGACTCAATCTTTAACTGCCCTTTCCTTGTTGAACTATATTTGTATTTCAAGTTTGCCAACTGAAAGAAGTCATCATCTTTTGGCAAGTCAGCAGTTTTAATCCACTCCCTAACTGTCCAATATGCCTCTGCACGTATGTTGTAAAACTCATCTTCATTATACGCCTTTTCCCCAACATTAACACCATTAACATTATACCCCAATTCGTGCAACCTGTCCACAACCCCTGCTCCAAGACCTATAACATCTATGAAAACATCTTCTGGTTTGATCCCTTCCTCTCTCATTGCCACCAGAACCCTGCCTACAATTTGCATCGTATCTTCNTTNGAGTANGTCTTTTTACTTAAAACCTTTTTGCCCTGCCTGATAATAAAGGCTGTCATATTATTTCCGAACCGAGCAGGATCAACCCCCAGCGTCTTTTCACCAACAGGCTTTAGATCTCTTAGGAACGCAGCTTCAACGTGGCTCAAAGGAATCAAAGTATCAGTTTCAGTTTCAGGGAAATTGCCCTTAACCTTAATCGCATAAAGGTTGCTATCAATCCCATATTTGTCAGCCATCTCCTTCGGGTATTTAGGCGACATCAGACCTGGAATTATTATCCGATTTTCCTTGATGTTTGGAATGTCCGTGTCCTGTATGTGAATTTTCTTAATGCCTGGAGTAGTAAACAATCTAGCAAAAGAGCCAACCTTCCTATAAGGATTACCAATAGCTAATAACTGTGCCTTATCAGACGTTAGAAGCCCATCTATTGATCCCCAAATTGGTTCTGCTACGCCTGATCCCTCATCAACAATTACCAGTATCTTGCCCGTAACAGAATGGAAGCCAAGCATTCTTTCAGCTACCTCAACAACCTCACTTTCTTTCTTTGTGGCGATCCCCATAGCATACCAGGTTGGACTAAACTCTAAGCTAGTTGTAAGGATCTTCGCTCCCATACCTATCGTAGCATACCTAGTTTCCATTTTTGAGTAAGCAGCCCTGAGTTCACGCCATAGAATTTCCTTGACCTGCGTCCAGCTAGGAGCAGTTGTAATAACCAAACTATCCTGATTGGTAGATAGATAAATCAAACCGATCCGAGCAGCAATAAAACTTTTCCCCGAGTCGTGGCAACTTCGCACCGCTGTTATCCTGTTTTTCTCTACCAAGACAGAACGGACAATCTCTTTCTGCTTTCCCCATAACCCATATTCACATTGAGAAAACTCCTCAATTCCCCAGACTGGATCTTTCCTAATCGCAAGAACTATATTAGCCTGATCTTTATTTGAGAGCATCTTTACCTAAAATTTCTTCGGCTTTCTTGACAAGGTCTTTGAAGTAAAGCGGTTTTTCTTTGCTACCTTGAAGCTCGGCAACATTTGTAGGCAACCCCAATTCTATCTGAACCCTTTTCCAAATATCACTCAACTTGTCAGGAAACGCTTTTAACAATGATATCTCATCTTTAGTTGGCTTCTTTGTTTTGTCCTTACTAACAATCCTTAAAAAGATAGTTAGTATCTGAGCGTCCAACTGCGAAAGCATACTCCTAATACCAAGAGATTCCTGAAGCGGTATCTTCAACTCCTCTATCAGTTCCTTGTCTAATTGCTTTTGAATTTCTGCGTTCCTGTTTTTAGTCCATTCCTTTTTAGCGTTTGCCCACCCCTTTGTTTGAGTAGCAACATTTGTATCGTTGGCTGTTTCTTTGCCTAATCTTTCCCTAACGAAAGGAGCGACTTCTAAAAACTCTGAGTTGAAAAACTCCTGCTTTAACTCTTCCCAGTTATACTTACTTTTTGCCATATTTTTGTTCCTTTATTATATCATCAACCAACTGGGAGCTAGACTGAATCTTTTCCCCACCTTCCCCTGCCAAATTGATTTAATTTTTACTTTTATCATCTTATTCCTCTTTTAATCTACTAACCTCTATTATCTGCATCTTCGGGAAAATCCCTCTGTCTCCTGCAATAAGAACACACGTAAAATCAAGCCCGTGCTTCTTGACCACTTCTGCCATTTCAGCTTTGAATGCCTCTGCTCTCTTTTCAAGTTCTGCCTGTTGTTTTTGTTGTTTCTTTTTGCGAAACGCTGGGACTGATGGTAGTTTAATCATTTTATTTTTTTAGTTTATTTAATAATTCGTCAATGACCTTTAAATACCTCTCTGCCTCCTCTATGCTCGCACGCAGAATGCTTGTCGCCTGTGTAAAAGCACCAATATCTTCCGTATTAA